CAGTGTCTACAGCTCCTTCAAACCTGCCGATAGTGCCAAATTTTGATTGCTCTGTAGGTTGAGTTACAGTTTTATATGTATTAGAAAAATCAGTAATAGTTTTTAAATTGCCTGTTACCATTTTTTTATTGGCTGCGTATCTTCCTACAACACCAGATAGTTTTTGCAAATCAATCAATCCATCAGCCTTGCGAGCTTGGTCAATGATATTGATTTGAGATAATTTTGTTCTAGAATCTCTAAATTTATTCAAGAGTGCGGTTTTATTGCCAAGTTGCGCCTCAACTAAATCTTCGTATATATTAGCTAAATCTATACTTGATGCAGCCAAGTCCTTCTCAACTGTGCTTAAATCAGTTTTTTTATACGCTGTTCTAGCATCACTTCTTAATTTTTTAATCTTATCCATTAATATGCTTGGTGTAATATCGGTCTGTCTCAACTGTTGTTCAAGCAATTTAATAGAACCAGCATATCCAGAAAATGCTTCAGGATCTTGAGCAAATCTCTCTTTCATGGGAAGCAATAAACTATCCACATCTGCTTTAAATTGTGGAGTAATCATAACTTTGGGCGGTAGTGTTTTTTGTACATTAGCGTAATCTTGTGTTAATTCACCAATTCTCGCAGATAAAGCGTTATCACTAATCGATCCTGCCTTCATTCCTATTTGTTCTGCTAATTTTCCAGTAGCAACCTCAGTGTTTTTGAATGATAAAACAGCATCTGCACCACCAAATTTACTGACAGTTCTTTTAAATCCTGATTCAGCAGGTGCTATTAACCCAATATCATTACCTGCTTTTTTAATACCTTTTTGTATATCTAGGTATGGATCTACTTGTGCTTGCAATTGAGCTTTACTGGCCTGTACTTTACCAGCGGATTTTAATAAACTAGAACCACCAAATGCTGTTCCGGCAAGCGGTAGAGCTACCTTACCCACTTCTTCGCCTACATTTCTCCCCTGCTCTCCATTAATTGACTCTCCAATGTACCCACCCAGCATACCTAATTTCTCATTCGCATAATCCAGAGCACCACCGATCTTACCGGTTATGTACTTGCCTGTTTCTGTTCTGGGTTGATACGCTAAACCTTTGGATTTGTTGATGTCCTCAACAGCAGTCTCTAAGTTTTGACGAGTTGTTCCTTTGCCAGTCAAGAGGGATACACCTCCTTTTAATCCACCATAAATATCAGAGGCTGTCCCAGTTAGCATGGCTGCCGGAACTTCAAGCAAACCAGCTCCGAAGTCAGCAGCCTTTTGCAATGGTGACATTGGCTTACTAGCATTTTTTACAGATGCCAATGGCTTACGCGAAGCCACAACATCTGCGTCAGACCATGTATCCGTTGGCTTGACATCTTCAACAACATTAGCCTCAGACCAGCTCATTTGTAGCCTTTCGTTCCATCAGAATACTCAACTCCTATTCTTCCATCTTTCAACTTAACCTCACGGATAACTGTTTTTGCAGAAGATGGCGGCATTTCAACAGTAAGAGGAATATTAGATTTAATTCCTTGTGCTCTGCTGTTATGCTGGTTAATAATCCATCTTGCTTGAGCTTCGTTGATGTCAAGAATTTTACGCAATGATTTCTCATCAAGAGTTATCAGGCCAGCAGCCATTTTTGTAGCATATTCTCTGTCAGCATCAGATAATCCTGTACCAGAACCAAATTGCTTAATAATCTTACCTACGTTTTGCGCCATGTTTGCCGCATACGCTTGAGAATTAGATGTGGCATCACCGCCAAAATCAATACCAGCTTGTTTTAATGCCTGACCTGCACCAACAATAAAATTAGCACCAAAACCAGTAACCATTCCTTTGTCTAGAATTGCTCTGCCGGTCTGCGCAGTTTTAATAATCTGCACAGCATCATCAGCAGATGCTCTGCCTTTGATAAGCTCCTCTGCTTGACCTTTGCCCAGTGTACCTTCAAACATTTGTTCTTGTCGTGGTAGATTAACACTAACACCTGCACCATGTCGCTCGTATTCTCCACCAACATTAACCCATTTTCCAGTCGCAGTATCATATTCTTGATCTTGTGCTAATTTTGGTTTTCCCTCAACTCCGATAGTTCTCTTCTTTAATGTCGGTGCTGAACCACCAACTTGTGTAACGTCAGCCAGTGTTAAGTCAACCACACCAAAGGTTTTTTCACCTTTATCGTTTACATATTCTTTAAACTGAAGATTTGGATTCTTTAAGTATTTTGGCATTAATTCTGAAATAGCAGCAGACTCAGCCTCTGGATCATTGGGATGCAATCTTTTGGCTTCTGCGAGAGCCATGTTATATTCTTTTGGATAGGTATTTTTTAACTCACTATTTCTACGCGCCTTCGCAGCTCTAGCAGAGTTTTGCTCTATCTCTGATTTAGTTTTTTGCAGACCATAGTATTCTTTCTGCATAGCGTTGTCATATTGCTGCAACTCTAGCACAACATCCATTCTACCCATAGCCTTGGCTGCTTGTATAGCTTGTGCTTGACCATCTTTCGTAGATATGTCATAGCGTGAAAGTATGGCTTGTTTTTGCTGTGCCTTCTCCTCTGCTGGATTGACCAGACCTGCCATCTGTGCGCCCACACCGCCTAAACCAGCTCCAGCTTGGAACATACTAGCACTAGCCTTTTGAAATGGATCTAGTACAGCATAGTTGTGAGCTTGAGTATTGGTGTCTGCAATACGTTGTTGTTGTATCTCGTATGGAGAAAGACCGAATAATCCCTTGACAATATCTTCAGCCATTATGCTAACCTCGCGCCAGTTTGTGAATTATATAATGGTGCTTGAGCTGGATTTGCATAGTTGTTCAGTGCAGTGCCAGCTCCAGTCAACAACCCACCCCAAGGACTGTAAGAATCCCCTTTGTATGCAGCAGTAGCAGCGTTAGTTGCACCACTGAGAGCCAACTGACCAGCATTAGCACCTGAAGTGCTTAGTTTAGCCCCGATTGCTGTACCTGCATCCATAGTACCAGCACCAAGTCCCTCTAGTGTGTTGGCACCACCTAGCGCAGTTGAGTATGGTGCAAATGAAGATGTTTGAGTGCTGTATGCGTTCTTCATCATATCACCGCCAGAACCAACGAAGCCCAATCCTGCTTTGGCGTAGTCGATACCACCCTGAGTAGCTTGTGATGCCAATAGAGCATCTTGTTGACGCAAGGAGTTGTAGTATGCCTCCATCTCTGGATTAGCGGCACCCATAGTGGATGTACCACCAGTAGACAGTCCAGCACGACCTGTGGCTTGTAGATTAGCCCTTAAACTATCTAATGACCTTGTTCTGGATGGGTCAAGCAGTGCCATCTGATCTGCATAATACTTTTGCGCTTGTGCCTGTGGAGATGTGGTTAGATACTGATTACCAAGATCCATTGACCTATTAGCAGCCGTAAACATTGGCTGGGTGGCATCAAATGAGTCGTTAAATTGAGTTAATCCACGATTGGATATAGCCATCAATCTGTCTTGTTGCGCTTTAGCTTCTGGCGATAGCTGGTAGCCGGCACTATTTAGATTGCCGTTGGCATCATATCCAAATTGCGACGCACCAAAGCGACTGGTAACTCCAATTGGCTTAAATTTAGCTGCATCTGCGGCAATTCTAGCTGCACCAAGAATGGCTTGTGATTGCGTAGCTGCTGCATCTTGTGCTTGTTGACCTTGTAAGTACCCACCAACAAGATTAAGTCCACCACTAATTATATTTGGTATATATTTACCAGCGGAATCCCATAATCCACCAGTAGCGGAGCCACCAGCTGCAACATTTGCTGCGCCACCAGTGTACCCACCAGAGCCATAAATTGAACTGGCGGCTGACGGATCCATAGTTAGTGATCCTGTGCCGAAACTTGGTGGATTGCCAGTCGGAACCATACTGCCATCCGTTACTGGTGCTTGCGTCCCAGAGCCACCAAACATATTACTCGCCCCATAGAGGCTACTCCCAATCTGGGCAACTGTACCTAGTGTGGAGTTTAGTTGCTCTTGCGATCCTTTGCTTGCTATCTGAGAAGTTAATATTGAGGAACCAGGAATGAATGTATTCCCTGCGAGTACAGCAACACTTTGCACCGTATCTCTAATGCTTGTCCAAAAGCTCATTGTGCGCCACCATTTCCAGCAGCATCAACCAAGCCTTGTTGCTTGAGTGCTTCCATATGTGCGTTATCCATTGGGCGAATTTCACCATTTTCAATGTAAGCAATGACTTGCTTATTACTGTCGATAACCATTTGACCATCAGCAGTCACAAAGACAGTCTCGCCATCGTAGGTTAAATCACCGTTCTGAACTTGAACTGGCTTTCCTTCGATAGTTAGCGTTCCTGTGAATCCTTGAAGCTCTTTTGGTTGTTGGCCTTGTGGTGGCTGTGCGCCAGACATCATGCCTTGTGGAGATGCCTGTGGAGGCATCTGAGGGGGAATTTGTTGAGGACTCATCATCCCCTGTTGTGGTGCAATCATGTGATAACCTATTCAAATAATGTTGATATTTTAACATTAATTAAAGTAGGCAATTGCACTATTTGCAATTGTTATCATCTTTAACTACTTATCGTGCTGCTATTGCATTTGCTGCTTTTGGTCTACCGCGCTTCTTTAATATGACTTCTTGTTTGGCGTTGTTGACACTAATGCTGAGTTTTGCCTTAGATTTCTGCCCACTCCCTGAGTTGCAGACATTGATGGCATCACCGGTGCTGATACTGCTCTCGGCCTTGCTACCCTCATTGTTGAGGTTAACGGCCTTACTGTTGGCGTTGCTTTCGTTCCCGACCAATTGTTCGCCATGCTTGATTACCTCAGTATATGATTCAAGTGAACGCATCTTAGCAATATCGCTAGGATTAATAAAACTAGCGGTATTGCCAGAGCGTTTACATTTAAAAGTTACCAACTAGGTCTACCAATAATCACCTTCCATGTAGAAGTAGCCAAATCCAATGCAACTGAGGCATGATGATTGTTGATTCTAATGGTAATGGTGTTAGCTGCTGAAACAAATACATTGACATCTGCGTCTATGGTTAGATCAACTCCAGCGGACACACCAAGAATCATATCTCCTAGTGCCACGTTCGGAATAGTAAATGTTGCGGTATCTTCAGCAGCAGCTGCAATAGATGCTGGATTTACCGTAAGATTGGCAAGCCAGAGTTCCGTGAAGGCTCCCTGAAACATCTTTGCCCCTTGTGCTACGTTTGTTACTGTTGCTGTGGTAAAAGCCATTTATATCTCCTTGGTGTGTTTTATTAAATACTCCATTGCATTTGTAAGTCTGTTTATATCATCATTAAAATGCCCCAATCCTGTATTGCATTTTCCACATAATAACTCTCTGATATGACCTTTACTATGACAATGGTCAATAACTAATCCATTTTTTCCATAATCAGATTTTTCATCATTACAAATTGCACACTTACCGCTTTGGTTTGCATACATTTTACGATAATCAAATAATCCAATTCCATATTTACTTTTCATCTTCCAATGTCGCCAATAGTCACTTCGGCTAAGATGTTTTATGGTATGAGCTCTTTCATCATAATCAGGGTTATTTTTTTTTCGTTCTTCAACTTCTAGTGCTTGTTTTGGATAAACATTTTCCTTATTGTATTCACGCATTTTAGCATTATAACCATCACGGTCTTTATCTCTAGTGCGTTGCTTTGATAATCTTTGTCTTTCACGTTCTTTTTCAAGATTACGCTCCCTATATTCTACCGCATAACCTTTTTGTTTTGCAGCATACTCAGGGTCTATCTCTTTTCTTGCTTTTATCTTTTCATATGATATTGGCATAATCTTCCCCTAGTGATAAATTACTAGGAGAAGTATATACCTATCTTATATAAGAATCAAGCGATTATTTTATAAAATTGCTCAAGCCGGCACAATTATCGAGAGGCCACCATAGTCACGCAATTCTTTAGTGCCGAAGATACAATCAGTTGTAACTAGATAACCTAGATACTCTTGCTTGTATTGCTTTTGAGTACGGATACCTTGTTGCTCAACAAGAACCAGAGAGTCCTTATGGAACATCATACCAGCACGATACTTTGTGTCAGTAGGTGAGGATGTATTCCAATCAACAGCAATAGCAAAATCATCTGAATACGATGCGCCAGTAGGAGCAGTAGATGAGAATGTCACTGATTGTGTACCAGTTTGGCTGTTAACGTGAATCCAAGGGCAGTTGCTGGAAACAAACAGCTCTACACCGTATAGATTACCTAGTCTACCAGTGCGAATGACGTTATTACCGCCAGCCTCACCAACAAACGCTTGCTCTGTAAAGCGAGAGATTCCGCGCAGTACATTGCTTTCTACAGGTGGAAGCACCAATGACAACTCCATAGAGTTAACATCAGAATCTTCAAGAGTTTGAATCATACGTCTGATAGCTGCATCAGTAATAGCTGCACCGTTACCAGTGTTGGTATTGGCAGAGCCACTGAAGTTTGTTGAACCATCGCTACCGATAACAGCCTTCTCATACAAAGCAGTTGCAGTTGCTACAGTACCAGCGTTGAAGCCAGCTCCAAGTTTATGCAGTTCACGGTCAATACGCTTGGCTAGTGCATAGCCAGCATCTTCTGTGTAAAAGCTCTTCATGCCGTTCAATGATTGAATGTCAGCCATATCTTCATATAGTTTGGAGTATTCATACCATTTATCAACATAAACAAGCACTTCAGTAGCTGTATCAGCGACTAGAGTAACTTGAGTGTTTGCTACCTTTGCAGATGCCTCACCGCGACCTGGTGATGGAATATGGAAAGTATCTCCTTTGCGACCTTTATGGTTCATTCTCTTAACGAGATTAGCCATAACTGTTTTGGTCTTGTAAGTTGCTATTGCATCATCTTCCCACTGCTCCGGAATCCACTTGTCGCTTGTGGTGATGGTTGTATTATTTGTTCCTAGTCCCATGATAAAACCCCTATATTATTTACCTAACTCGGCCTTCAGCATATGCTCTGTCAATCTCGTTTTGAGCTGCTGCGTAACCTGCTGGATCGTTAATTTTCTTTTGAATCAGTGCAATTCTGTTGTATATCTTCTTGGCGTTCTCTCCAGATCCACCTACATCTACCGAAGCTGCTTTGATAGAGTTGTTTCTAGCAGTTGTTTCAATGCTGGATTCAGCTCTAGTTCTGGCGTGTCTAACCTCTTTAAACGTACTTAAAAGATCATTAGCTGAGTCAAAATCATAGTTCTCTGCCTCTTGGAAGCTCCTAACACGCTTTGGATTGGCTTTAACCCAATTCACAAATTCCTCGTCTTTAACAATATCGTTAAAGTCGGGGTGAGCATTAGTAATCGCCCTTAAAACATTTTCCCTATTTGTTTGCTGTGAAAACCTCTCGGCAGCAACCACTTTTGGATTATTCTCAACTGCTAACCTTATGGCTTCTTTGGGATTTTCAAAGAAATCTACTTCAGGTTCTGCTACTTTTTCAACTCTATTATTTGACGATGATCTTAGTAACTCATCAGCTAACCGCCTGACATCACCAACCTCTTGTGCTTGTCTACCAACGACCAGTTCGACCTCTTGGTACATCTTCACTAATTCGGCTGGGCTTTTACCCCGAAACTTTACGGGAAGCTCTTGTTCTGTCTGCGTATCTTGATGTTCTGGTTCTTTGGACTTTGCAATCTCAGCAACCGCATCAATTTCACTTAAATCGTTCAAATCTACATCTGTCATGTTTTTCCTGCCTTTAAAAAGGTTATAGGGGTGTTAAGGTTGCCAGCCCATTCGGGTTATTAGCAAGTATGTGTCTTTATACCTATTTCATTGATAAAAGTCAACTATTTTGTTTAGCGTGTATTTTTGCACGTTCCTGACGTTGGTTTGCCCACTTGTCACTAGCTGACGGAAAGTCACCAGATATGCCCTCCAAGTGAATATGTGGTGCTCCGATCATCCTATCTGCCATCTCACCACATGGACACTGTATATTCATAGATGTGTTATCTACATATGCCTCTGTTATGTTGCCACAAGTTTCACACTTAAAGTCAATTAGTATTCTCATTTAAATCTCTCCATGTTGCCTCACTTGCTGCTTGCCAGTTGATAATAAGTGATAAAATATTCATTTCACCCTTTGCTAAGTACAATTCTTGCTCGTTTTTGACTGTATTCAACTGATTGGTTGTCTCTAAAATAGCAGTCATTTCCTCAATGAAATCAAGCCATCCGCGAGTGGACATCATCTCAAACTTGTCCTCATAGTGCCTTTGTAGCTCTATATCCATGTTCCTCCATTACTTGCTTTAAGTGTTTTTACTACCCATGCAAAACCATTCCATGTTTTAAGAGTCTTTGGAACCCATGCAGAGCCGTTCCAGTATTTAAGTCTTGCTGCTACTGTTGCTACATACGTTAATGTCGCTGCGTTTCCTGAGTAGCTGTAAGCACCTGCATCACAGGTCAGCGTATAGCCAACAATCCCAGCATACGTTAATGTCGCTGCGTTACCTGTGTAAGTGTAAGCACCAGTTGCACATGATAAAACGTAGCTTACAGATAGTGTGGCATCATTACCTGCGTAAGAATACGCACCAGCACCACATACAAGCCCATACTGTACAGATAGTGTTGCAGCCTGTCCTACATAATTATAAGCCCCAGCAGCGCAAGCCAGACTCTTGTCTACTTGTAATGTAGCCGCCTGTCCTGTGTAAGCATAAGCACCAGCATCACAAGTTAACGTATACGCTGTAGGCCCTCCAGAATCGGGGGCATCAGTTCTGAGCCTAACACCATTAACGCTGTCCCCAGCGTCAGGTCTTAGATAAATGTCGTTTGTTGCCATCTACGCACCTGGCGTAAATGTGGTGTAAGTGTTTGTATTTGGGCTAGTTCCAAAAACATCTGGGCTTCCAACCTTGTATTCTACAAAATAGTACGGGCCTTCTTGGTTGGGGTAGGCAGTCCAGTTACCAGAACCATCCGACACAGTAGAGGCTACGCATACATCGTCAGCAGTCCTGAAAACCTTAACTGTACACGATCCTAGCGCAACCCCAGTGGAATCTCTACTCACTCCAATAATTCTTGCGTTTTGCGATCCAAGCACACGGTCATTGCCACTTATATCGTCAGACACCGCAAACGCTCTACGCGCAGGGTTAACGACTGACCGACCTACAGTTCCATCGTACATCGAGTTCAGGTTACGCAGATTGACTGCGCGCCACTCATGTAAACCCTTTCCTGGTGCTAGTGACCATCCAGATTGTCCGCTATACGGACAGTTCTGACCAAATGGTACACCAGGTCTTGCCATAGAGGGTGCTGGAATGACATTGAAAGCCTTAGACCGATTCTTCCACCATTGACCTTCGATATAAGATCGTGTTGGGCCAGTAGGTTTGGGGAACTGTATCGGCATTTAGTTTAATACATCAACTTGGTAGTTATGAACAGTCATTGAGCCTGTAGCGACAGTCTGAGTAAAGAACACATCTAGTGCTGAAGCTGCTGTGTTGTCCATACCAGCACCGACTGCTGGTGTTCCGACAGGTATAATTAGCGACCCATTACTGCCCACTGCTGGCAAAGGCGATCCAATTATCGCCTCTGACTGGATAAAAGACATAAGAGGGAAGAATGTGGTAGTTGTGCCTGTACCAACAGCACGGCATACCAACGTAGTTTGGAGAAACCAAGGAACAGTAGTCTTTGCTACGATATTCAGATTTAATGCTAGTGAATCAAATACAATGGTTGTGCCTGCCGAACCCATACATATGTCGAACCGCGCAGTACCTGGAGTGGTCACAGCACATGATATTCTGCCAGACATAGTAATTTTTATCGCCCTACCAATGTAGAAGAAGTTGTTAGGCAACACGATTCGGTTGGCTGTGGGTATACATGATGCTCTAGCAGCAGCCGTTAGTGTCGGGCCGTCTGTTGCGCTCATTACAATCGTTTCTTGTGACATATATATTCCTTTAGGTTATTGTATAAGTACCGCCAGAAGCATCTAGCGTTGGGGTGAAGGTTTGAGTATCTAGCATCACTACTGCTGAACCGTAGTCCCAGTAGCCTATACATTGAGTATTGGTTAAGTTGTACAGAATTACATATCGGAAGGTGAAGCCGCCACCAGTAGCAGTCCATGTAGGGCTTGCTGGTGCAGCTAAGACTAATTTATACACACCTGCTGTCTGTGATGATGAAGTAACTGTAGCCGTTACACCTCCAGCCGTGTAGCCACCAGCAGTTCCTAGTTCGGTAGCGGATGCAGCAGTAGTGTTAGTAGCTACGTTAGGTGTTGTGTTAGATAGGATGATCTTCCAGCTATCTGTTGCAGCCTGAACTGTAGTAGCTAATATTCCTGTTCCTATTTGATACTTGACGTATGCTGCCATGTGTTACCTCTATGTTAAATCATACCACAAATCATTAGGCTGTGGATTTGGTGGTGCAGTTAATGACACCACTATCTGTGGTGTTGCATGAGTGACAGAATACATCTCTGGACTACCACCACCCTTAACTATATTGCCAGCATCTATAATATCACCATTAGACAGATTCAAGACTAGGTGTCCATCAGCAGCAATCTCTGAATCTACTACAGATACTCCAGCCTTACCTGCCTTACCATCCTTACCGTCTTTCCCATCTTTACCGTCAGCTCCAATGCCATTCTTGCCATCTTTGCCATCTTTGCCATTCTTGCCGTCTTTCCCATCCTTACCAGAATCGCCTGTGTCACCCTTTTGAAGTGCCTTTTGTTCAACCTTGACTAAGCGGTTGTCATATGACTTGAGTATCTTGCCCAAGAACATCGCCATGCCAGTGATTTTGGCATCTGGACTGACGTTTGGTCGAATCACATCAATTAACTTTTGCAACATGGCTTATTGTTGCTCTGGTGGATTTCTAAGTGAAGCCTCCAATTGATCCAAGTAAGATGTGTCAGCCTGCTTGACACCCTTCTTATCTTCCATCTGCATCTTCACAATATCCTTCTTGGACTTAATTCCTTCTTCCTTAATCATCAAGTCAGCTATCTTGACGCGCCTATCGAACTCCATAGTAGCAGCGGCATCGTCATTTGGTAGGTTAGTGGAGATAGCGTTCATAATGCGAGCTTCAGTCTCTTTTGGAGCCAATTCAGCTTCAACAGCAGTCTTTGCAGTGTCTGCTTCATGTAGTTTAGCTTTTGCGTTCAATTCAGCAGCTTGTGCTTGTTTGAGCATACCATCAGCCATTGCAGCAGCTTGTGCAGCTTGCTCTTGCTCTGGGTTAGGTGCTGACTGTTTGGCAAGTTGTTCAAGCATTTCTTCTCTATTCGATAGAGAGGAGTTCTTGAGTATGCCATTCATAAGGATTGGTGTGATTGGAGATTGCGCTCCAAGTGTTTGTATCATAAATGCTAGTTGCTTCTGCTCATACTCACGCGCAATGATACCTAGCGTTGCTGTCGGCAAGAATTTGACATCCAATGAAGGATAGCGTTCTGGCGAGAACTGCATATACCGCCAAGATGCTTTGTTAATGAACGGTATAAGGAAGTCCTCTTGGAAGTTCACCAGAGTTCGTTTGTACTTTTTAATCATGGTAGCGGTAGCCATGTCCAGACCACCCATGTCGCGTGATACTGGCGAAACACCGCCACTTGCATCTGTTGTGCCGGTTGCCATGAGCAACATACGTTCAAATTCCTTGCTGACCTCCATAGACTGACCGTCTGATACGCCAAACTTAAATGGGAACAGAATTTCTGCTGGATTGCCGTTGGTTAGGAACTGACCGCCTGGCTTGACTTCAAACTTCGCACCGCGAGGTAGCCGTGTAGCATCTACTCCAATCATGGGTGCAGTGGTTAGGGCTAGGCTGTCCATATGCGACCTCATGGAGCCATCTATAGCCATCTGCATATTAAATGCCTTCTCGACTGTGCCTCGTCCCAACAATCTATTAGGAACAGTGTCATCCTGATAAGAGATGACAGGGCGATCCTTCATCATGTAGGGCGATTCCTCTGCTTTCAGTATCATGGAGCCATTAGCAATGACAATGATAGCTTCCACCATGTCAGTGTAGTCCTCTACTGAATCGCTGTACTTATCTTCTTCTTCGTTTTCGTCCTTGGTGTCAGTAAGTTCGCCTTCATCGTCTGGCTGTAGATATTCCTTCGGAACTAAACCATAGTAGGTTAGCGTTAGGACTTTGTTGTCTTTGAAGTCGTTTTTTTGCTGACTGGCTTCGAGGCTATTGTCTCGATACATGGAATCAATATCCACATTACGATATTTGCCAGAAGCAATGCCAGACATAATCTTATGAATAGAAACATATCTTTCAATACCAATACCCATGCAGTCATCTATAGATACTCCGTTTGGATCAAAAATAAAGCTGTTGGGGTTAACTGGATTGAGTCTTACTGAGAATCTTTCGCCTTCTTTGACTCCATAGGCGGCTTGTTGGGCATCCATAGCAACTGTGGCTGGTGTGTATGTCTTTTCCGTAGAAATGACAATTTCGCCAATGCCTGTGCCGTAAATCTCTGCCATCAACTCAATTTGGTCAATGGATTTGCGTATCTTGTCCTGTGCAAAATCCTCGTAAAGCTGTTTCTTTAGCTTTTCAATGTCAAGAGCAGTGCCATTCACATCTTGAAGGTCATCCTCAATGTCAAAGAACTCTCCCTGACCGAAGATAGCCTCCATGACTTCAGCATGGCGAGTTTCTACTGCTTGTTGAGTTGCTGGAGATATGATTCTAGAGCGTTCTGACTGTCGCTGCTTATCTTCTGCTGCCCAGACTCCACGAAAGATGCGCTCATATTTCAACCAGTCATCTGAGAAGTTCTGGTCGCGGTAATCTCGCCATCTATCTGTATGGTCTATGATAAATGCCAATAATTCCTTGTCGTTCTCACTTGGCTCGTCATATTTTGACTCAACCAGT